TACCAATAGTAATTCCACCAATTTTGCCAGTAGGGTCTCCTGTTTTATCCAATAAAAATAAAACATCCTTAGCTGTATTAATTGTAGTTTCTTGTGCTGCTTGTGATTTTCTTTCACCTGCAGTAGGTTTATCTGCTATACCCGTTACATTACCGCCTTTTACCTTAACAACAAGTCTATCTTTCTCACTGTATCCAAGTGATCTCTTTTCCATTGCCGTTGCCTCTCTTATTGTTTCAACAGGAGCGGGAGCTTTAGGTCTAGCTTTGGCTAAGTTTGTAGCTGCCTCTGGTAATTTTGTAATACCTCTTGATAAGTCTGCTAGTGCTCCTCTTATATTAGATCTACCAGGAGACTGTTTACCTTCTAATAGTTCTTGAGCCACAGTAAATCCTAATATGGCCTTTTCTTGTTGTGGTGTAAAAAATCCACCTGTTTGAAATTTAGGTATGGATGTGATACCGCCTTTGTTAAACTTTTTAGGTTTATGTAGTTGAAAGTATTTATCTCTAAATAATTTTCTAGTTAATACGCTATCCATCTTATCTCCTTGGTTGCATAAATTGATAAGTAGAATATGCTCCTAAACCAGCACCTAAAGCTTGAGATACAGGATTAGATCCGGGAGCCGTGGTTGCTGTTATTGAACTTTGCGTCGTAGGCAAGTTAGTCATTATACCTTTTAAAAATTCTATTCTTTGGAAAGGCTCAAACTGTCTTTGTAATTGTGTTTGTCTTGATGCTTCTAATGCAGCCTGACCTAATCCTCTTTGTACTGCACCTGCTTGCAACTGACTTTGTATATCAGCTAAACCCATTTGTTGTTGTTGTGCACCTAAAGCGCCTAATAATTGACCACCTTGTAATTGTCTTTGTCTTTCGGCTTGTGCTGCACCTAATGCTTGTTGGAAACCTGTTGCTCTTAACTGACCTATGTTTGCTTGACGTGCTCTTTCTATTTCAGCTCTTTGCACACCTTCTCTTCCACCACCAAATGCACCTGCTCTTACAGCTTGTGCAGCTAATTGGTTTTGTGCGATGCCTGCTTGTCTTGTAACTTCATCAGAAACAAATTGATCGAATGGATTGAAAAATTGATTTATGTTTGGAGCTTGTACACCTGAAGCTGCAGCAGTAATACCTGCTTGCAACGCTGGTGCACCTACACCTGTTTGGCCTGCTTGAGTAAACGCGGCTTGTTCTAAACCAGTAGCTGGTGCAACTTGTATAGCTGGTAATGCAACTGGTTGTGCAGCTAATTTTGCTGCTTGGTCGTAAAGTGCTAATTTTCTAGACTCTACACCTGGTGCTTCTCTTTGTATATTTTGCTGAGTTCCTGACGAAGAACCTCCTCCGCCGCCGCCTCCGCCGCCGCCGAATATAAAACTCATTATTTAAACTCCTTTGTATATAAATATCTTTTTACTTTCCAATCTTTCTTGCTTAAAAATTTTAACCATCCTGGTCTAGCGTGAACTGCAATTTTTCTACAGTCATGTTGTATTGCAAAGTTTTCAATCATATCTGCAGCCTCTTCTTGCCATAACTCTCTTTTCTCTCCCTTAAGAAGTATTACTTCCATTTGATTATAGTTTGGCAATTTAGTTACTCTAGTAACGTACACGCCAAAGACTTTATACTTCTCTCCATCATCTGAGCCAAACATCATAAATAATTGATATGTGCCAGCTTTTATTCTTTTTTTTAATTCAGCAAGACTCATAGGATCGCCATCATATTTCAAGCCCTCTCTCAAATTAAACTCACATAGATTCCAATACTCATCAACACTTTTAGGATGAATATAAAGCACACTAACTTCTTTTCTTATTTTAATTTGTTTTGCTCTCATTTAATAAATCGTAAACCCTTTTAAATTTTTTTTGTTGGTCATAAAAAAATTCTGCACCTTTTTCTCTCATGACTTTAAAGTTTTTTGGATTAGCACCAGACAGAATACCTGCACCTAAAACAGCATCAGCTCTAGAAACAAACTCACCGTCAGCTAATTGTGCTAACATCGTATCTTCATCTTTATTACCAGCTCCGCTTCCATCCTCTACATAACCTTGTGCTCTTACGTAGTTATTAAAATCTTTTTCATCATGATCTAATTTAGAAGGTAAAAAATTAACACCACCTTCTTTAAATCTTCTAATTTCTGCTAAACCACCTTTTGCTGCGTAAATAGTTGAGGGAGCAAAAGATTCAGATACTGAAGGAGCTGCACCAGTGAATGGTGTGAAACCGTCGCCTAATTTTGCTACTTGTTCATCGTACGCTTTTTTATAATCCTCTTCTGTAAAAGGAGGTTTTACTTCAGGCTCTTCACCTTCTAATAAACCTAAAAGAGTTGTACCCGCAAAAAGTTTTTCACCTGTGCCTAGACCTCTAAATCCTGAACCTTTCATTGCTTTTGCTATTTGAGCTTCAGTAGCACCTTTACCTAATTGTGCTTGTGCTGCCTCTTTGGTAAGTTGTGGTTTACCTAATAGACTTGAAATACCAGAAAAAGCCTGTCCAGTTCCTACTCTGCCTATACCTTGGCCCTGAGTAACACCAGGTATCATTCCTGCTCCAGCAGCTTGAGAAAAAGCATAGGAGCCGCCACCAACTATGGCAGCATCTCTCAATGCTCTCTTTGTGGATTTACCACGTAGTTTCTGAACGCCAAATGTGGCTAATGCTAAAGTAAATGGATCCATAATAATACTATATAGTATTACAATATTACCACTCTAAAATTGCTTAATCAACTCATCAGCAAAGCAGGCTGTATACTGATGTTCTCCGACATGAGTAATATAGTCATTAACTAGACAATAGCATTTACCGCCCATATCTCTCCACCTTTTACAAAAGGCAAAATCTTCACCTAAATATGACTTTGTTTTAGGGTCGTGAAGCGTGTCAAAAAAATTATAAAAGTATTTAACTTTTTCATTTTTACCATTGATTATATTATCTTGTATGATTTCATATTCTGGGTATTTATCTATCATCTTTTCAAATACTGTTCTCTTAATCATCATAAAACCAGTCGGAGAATGAGTTACTTCGATGGCTCCTTTTTGAACCTCTATCTCCTCATGATTAGCAACTTTAAATGGGTATCGATAAAAAGCTTTATATTTTAAATCCTCAACTGTTTTTATTTTATTATTCTTAATCATATACAAAGCTTTGTCCCAACACATATCTTTCAAAGCATAAGGTACTGATATTACATCTCTATCTGCGTCTAAGAGATTGAAAGCACTTTGAGCTTTAAAACCTATATCCGAGTCAATAAATAGTAAATGACTAAATCCACTTCTTAAAAAAGCAGATACACACAAATTTCTACCTTGGGTAACAAGTGAAGATTTATATAACTGAAATACTATTTTAATTTTTTTCTTAATTGCTTGTTTCTGTAATTCTAATAATGATTGCGTATAATGAATGCTAACCTCTGAGTGCACTGGTGTAGCAACAAAAAGACTTCTTTCGTCTAGTTCGTTTTTTTCATTAAACCAAATAGGTTTAGAGTTTGGATCGTTGCTCATGTAATAGTCCTTGTAAAAAATTAGTCCACTCTGATTTACGTCTTTCCCAAGAGTAGAAGTTATTATAAAAATCTTGTTGTTTTTTTAAAAAATCTGGCACAGTGCCTTTGTATAGATAACTACAAACTTCATCAATTGAAAAAGCAAACAACTCAGCTAAATTTTTATAATCTCTTGTATAATTCACATATACAGGCCATTCAGAGCATGTTTCAAACAAAGCCCCATAGTTAGTGGTTATCATATGTAAACCTGCTGACAATGCTTCTATGGCTGATATACAGGACGTTTCTTCCCATATACTAGGGAAACAATAAAGATCATAAGATTGTAGATTTTTCCTTATCTGCTCATTTGAAACATATCCAATATAATTGACATTAGGTAATGCCTTAGCTTGATCGTAAAGTCCTTTATAATAATCATCATTTGATTTTTTAAAAGCATCGCCGTAAATTTGAGTGCTAGAAAAAACATCTAATTCTACATCTTTACTTTTAACTAATTGCATAGCACCTAATAATACGTTTAAGCCACGCCAGGGAGTAGAGTGATAAATAAGTTTGACTTTATCGCCTCTTACGAATTTTTTAATTGGAAATGGTTCAACAGCATTTTTAATTACTGTAGATTTATTCTCAGGTATTTTAAATCGCATTCTAAATTTTTCATAACACCAGTGAGAATTAAATACATAAAAATCATACTTATTATGATTATCTTTGTTTGAAAACCAATTTATTAAATTAGGTTGATCGTAAGAATTTTGTTGCCAAAGTATATTAATCTTGTCTTTACTTAATGGTATTTTTTCGGGCACAGACGTGGTAATTAGAAAATTATCTAATAAACTATTATCTACATATTTGTACAATAACTGATACTGTAATTCAGTGCCTCCTAGAGGACTCATTTAGTATCGCTTTTACCACCAATAGAAGCAGGAGTAATTATAAGATCTTGTTGAAAATCTGCTGCAGTTGTATCTGTATTTGGATCAGCTACGTCTGCATCAAATTCTGCTTTGTCTTTATACTCTTTTCCAGTTCTTTTATGTTTGATCTTTTCTACTGCGTGTGCTGGTATTCTTCTTATTTCCATATTACCTTCCTTGTCCTTTATAGCGTTGTTTCTTCATACTCTTTTTTTTGTGTTTGTTCAATCTCTTTGTATGTCTACCAGGTCTTTTTTTTGGAGTTCTTTTAGTATAATTATTGACACCAAATTTAGGTTTCTTCTTAGCCATTTTCTTGAGACCTGTCTATTTGAGCATAACTTATCACACCTTGTAATTCACCTGCCGTCCCTGCCGTCATTTTAAGTGCATCACCCTCTTCTAAAACTAATGTTTGATTTATTATATCAACTACCTCATTTGCAGGTATCTGTTTGTTTCTTATTCTAAAAGTTGTTGACGAAGAACTATCAGTAAATTGTACAGATAAATTTACTGGTGACGCAGATGCGTTATCAACTTGTATTTGTTTAATTAAACATCTAGCTGAAGAGGGTGAAGTTAAAACAGTGGTCGTATCTGTTGTGCTTAAATTTATTCCTGCATTTTTATATTGTATTGTCATGATATAAACCAGTTAAAAGTTGATTGTTCATTTTTTAAATCTTGTTGGTAAGAAGTATTTAATTGTTGTTTTACCGTATCTAAAGATTGCAAAACTTGTCTTTGATTTTCAGGTTGATAAGTTTCTTTAGGCTCTGGAATATAAGCTGTAATTTTTGCCATTATCTTCTACCATCAGGTTGTACGTCTGCTCGAAATGTGCCATATCTCCAAGATTGGCCTGAACCAGTATTTTCAATTTTTAAACTAGCTGCTCTACCTCTAGCTCTTGTGTCTACTTTTTGTGTGGACGAAGATATAGTAAAAGGACCGAGAGGCGAGGACGCTGCAGTGTCTACAGGAAAATCTTTTAAATTAATAGTCACTTGTGCATCACCTGTAATTCTTTTAAAGTCTGGAATAAATCTTCTTATCTTTGTAAAAAATTCACCTTGTCCTTGTAAATCTAATTGAAAATCACCAGACTGAATATTTGCTAAAATTGCTGTGGTGCCTGCAGTATTTACTTGATCTACTCCTTTTTCATGTTCATAGAAGGTTGTTGCACCATTAGCGTTAGTTACACC